TTTCATTTCCATTTGCGATCGATAAAGATTACGGAATTCATTACGATGTGTAGTCATAATTTTACGGGGTGTAAGAGCGCGAAACCGAGGATCATCGATTTTGTTGAGAGCAATATTATAAAGTTCATTTGCCTTCTCATAAGTATATTCGGTCATGGTTAAGTGATTCAGTTAGATGAAGTAAAACTCTTGGGAATCCATAAAATCAATTTTTAATCGTCATTGTCCGACCACTCGGCGTATTGAGAGAAGTCTTTGCGTGTGCGTATGCGTCTGGATGATAGGATAGGTTGTGGTTCGTCCCGTGTAAGAAGTTCTTTCTGAGCCCTTTGTGCTGATCGTAATACTTTAGGTTTTTGTATGACAGGTTCGTCATTATCCGGCGCAGTCTCATTGAATTGTATTTCATTGGATCGTTTGAGTTCATAGGGCTTGTATCCTTTCCTCAAGTTGATGCCATTGTCATCAGATAGGAAGTATTTGTTGCCAGTTTTGTCACGAATAGTATAAACGTCTTTGGAATAGTTGATTTCAGAACCTTTGTCAAAAACTTTCTTGATAATGCGAATCCTGACCTTATCACCGATATCAAAAGGGGTATAATCCGCAACATTGATGATCTGACGATTCTTGGCTTTACCGTTCCAGACATCAATGGGTTTCTCCTTAATGGTAGAATGAGTATTATTGTTATAATTATCGACCAAGTCTGGAAGATACTTATACCATTTTCGTTTGCCTTGTGAAGCCAATCGAAATTGATGGAGCAATTCTCGTAGGGTGCGATTGAGTCGTTCGACAATGCTATTCTTATTGACTTCATCAGGATCGGAGTAAAAGACACGAATGTTATGCTTCTTCCAGAAGTTATTTATGAGAGTGGTGTTGAATTCATTGTCGCAATTGACTCGTTCGGGGACGACTTTCATCTCATCAAAAATGGATTGCAGAGCATTGATGAGAGTAGGGTTTTCACGATTGGTGAGAGGACGACAGACACAATATCGTGAGTAAGTATCAACAACAACTAAGATGTATTTGTATTTATCAATCTCATAATTAGAATAGATCAAGAGATCAATCTGAAAATTGTAGCCCTTGTATGGTGCGGTGATGGATTGGAACTGTTTTGTCGGTTTAGATCTCTTGGTAATCTGATACGATTCCTGTTTGTCTAAAAAGTCCTTGACCTGCTTGATGGTGATGGAAGGATCAAGTTCCTTGACCTTTCGGTATAACTTATCGACACCGCCGAATCCAGTTTTGGTGTCATAATATACATTTTTGAGAGTTTCCATAACGCTATACGGATAGTCAGTTAGATCCTTTTATTATAACGTTTCATAATCATGAGTTTCATTATTCCATACCCTTAAGCCCTGATTAAATTCGACAACCTTGTAATGACCGTGAGGAAAGTTATGGATGCCGTCAGGACAAGTGGAAAACTTATCATCAAAATTGGTGAGTGTGGTTTTGTTGATTAGTTGCGTGAAGACTCTATGATCGTAGGATCGAAATTGAAGGGAATCCTTGGATTTCATCAGATCGGTTTTTGTGGGTGTCGAATCGACAAAATTGCGGAAGAAGAGAACCATATCAACATATTCTTGATGAGTGCTTTTGTTGGAACATCCCTTTGATTTGACGACGGTGAGTTTATCAGGATTGTAAGTGGATTTTCCGAGATGATTCAATCCAATCATGTTTTTGTTGGAGAGCATGTCCTCATTGGCGAGTTGGAACGAATACGTCTTGGCACGAATACCAGCATACTCATACATAACCAAACCCTTTGCCTCGTCCTTGAAGAGACCAGTAATATTGTCAGTCTTTACCTTTTTCAAAATTTCATCGTCAGTCAGTCCTTCAAAAACGGGATGATTCAGAGGATAGTTCGACCAGTCCATAAATCCGTGGTGATTGTCTAACTGGCGAAGATCTTGATACAAGTCAGGGGTTTTGATCTCCAATATAAAACTATCAGTATCCATCAAACACAACTTTACTTTATCACCATATTTGGGTATGAATATATTATAAAAGGTCTTATACATGTGATACTTGGATAATTCAAGGATCGCCCATCCGAGGAAGATGGGTTTATTTAGTAATATCGATGCCTTGAGAGTGTGATACAACACACAGTCTTCATTGAGAATCTTGAACGACAATGTCCTGGGATTGTTGGCGAGTTTAGCGTTATGGTCGGGGTTCTGTGAGAGTTTGAAATCACGACGCTTCTTCACATCCTCAAAGGTCTTGCCGAAAGGCATATTCATGGAGTTCTTATGCATCTGCTTCTCAAAATCAGTAGTCGCATTTTTACGGAGGTTTTGACGCTTGATGATGCTTTCCCTGAAAATGGGTTTCTGTGTAAATCGAACGACTGATATGAACTCGATCTTGATGTGATCCAGACAGTTAAGACGTCTTGCAATATCCAAAAAGAGATTGAAGTTCTTGGAATGGCAAATGACCTCCTCTTTTTCCCAGAAGTTAGGACACAACTTCACTGAACTATGACGGATATTATCCTTATTTTGAAGGATTTGTTGAATATGATTTTGGAATGAATTGAGATGAGAACTATCGATGCGTGTTTTTTGAGGGAAGAATGGCAGTTTTACGGTGTAGTCTTGTAGTATATGAGGGAGATATCCCAATTTGAATCGCAAAAGAAATCCTTTATCACCATCGTCATTCCTCACAAAATCTATTATATCTTGAGGAGTAAGTCCATTAATATCCAAGAATTCAAAGTCATCACAAGGTAAAGCCTCCTTCATCGCATGGGGGTATAGAGAATTGGCATCAATGTATTGCAAAAAGATGTCGGGTAGTTTCGGATCATAATCTTTCAAGTATTTGTTGTTTGCTTTGGAATAACGGTGTGGAATCATACTAATACCGCCATTGATCCCCCGTTCGAACAACTCATACAATTCACGATCGTCTTCACAGAGGAGATTGACAACATCCTTCATTTCCTTAATCATACTGGTATAATATAGTTGAGCGCCTGAATAGAAATGGGCGGGATCAAGACCATAATTTTTATGGGAGTGTTTTCGTGAGTTTTCAAACACGTCAGCAAGAATATACACATCAGAAGTTAGGTAGATGTCATGGAAATCGCCCAAGGTCTCGCACTCAAAAAAGTCCCACATCTGCCAAGCACGGTCGTATTGTTTTTGAACGTCTTTCTGTTGCTTGGGAGTGAGTCCATGAGGATACGATTTGTTGTGATATTTGATCTTGGAGGCAAAATACTGGATGGGGGGTAGAGATGTCTCATCAAACCTTTCCCAACCGTCCATATAGTCGTAACAAAAAGGACCTTTATTTCGGAGGAATGCAAATGCTTTTTTCCGTAGGTTATTCCTAATGTCATCATCAGGATACTCTTCCTCGGAATATTTCCGGTTGCAATAATCTTGTAATAACACAAACTCATCATCTGGAGTAATCTGAGATAATTCATCCAGACTTGTTGGAAGAAATGAATACGAATCACGGAAGCAGATTTCTTGATCGTTTTTACCCTTTAAAGAGAACAAAGACATGGTTTCGGAATTGGTAGCAATGCCTTCAAATTTCATGTCATCCTTATTCAATTCAGGTAAAATGAAATGTCCGTCGTATCCCTTGAGATTGTGAAAAAACATGACTAAATACTTTTTGACTCGATAGTGAAAATTACAATGATTACAAAGTGCTTGACGATATTTACCAGTGATATGATCGTGGTCTCGACACTTACGGTTGTCATCCGAAAACTCGACATCACACAATTTACATCGTGTTGTGGAGTTGTAATCGTCCCAATCGATATGTGTCATTTCAAATTTCTTATTCAAAAAGTTGTCATATATTTCAAGATAGTCTTCTTGAATCCAATTCAGAAATACACGAATGGAATTTTGACCCCTATACATGCGCGTTTTGTATGTAGCACCATTTCTTACAATGATATACATAAACGAACAAGGGATATGTTGTGAAATGGTCTGGGTCTTCGACAAATTTTCATTTTTGGATTGAGATAACTTAGAAATAATTGAAAGGGTTTCAGTGTCAGCGTATCCAACAAACTGATGAAAAAGTTGTTGCCAAATGGTCTTGAATCGTAATTGCTCTCGTCGTTTGGGAAACTTGATGACGGATGGATTTTCAACGCAAGAATGAGTGTCAAAAACCGCAGGATTGATGAATTGGAAACACCGATCGCAGTGCTTCCTACGATCCTGATTCTTATGCATGTGAGCCAATAACTTGTCCTTATCCCGAGCCCAGACGTAATGAGAGTTTGTGTCATCATGAACCAACACCAGATAAATGACACGATCATATTTCTTGACGGGAGCATACAAAGGGAGGATATTCATATTGTTTGGATTTTTAGATAAGTCCAGATCATAGACCACAATGTCGAGTTTGAGGTGAGACTCAATTTTGGGAATGTCATTGATAGCGACAGGAAATTTGAGTTTTTTGCGAAGAGCATCATATTTGTAATAATACTTCTTGAATCGTGACACATCCTTTTTGTCATTACTTTTCACCAAATCATAATGCTCGAAGATATTGATACAGTGTATTATACACTCATCATCCGTATTGTTAGGATTGATAACTTTCTTGACAAGTTCCTTTGGAATCTTCATGGTGCTACCACCTGACACCTTCTTCTTCTTATTCAGCAGAATCTTAATTCCAGTGATGGAGTCCAAGACATAGGGAGATCCTTCATCTTTACTCTTGGATTCATCGTTGGCATGGTTATCTTCATTTTCTAATGTTCGAGTTGTTTCATCTATAAAGAATTGAATTGTATCCTCGACGTCCATACCATTCAAAATAGTTTTCTTTCCCAAGAAATAGGTCTTGTCAATAGTATCACCTTCGGAACTATTAACGAGTCGAGCATTAACATAAATACGAACATCCAGAGGGTATCCGAAATGCAGTAGGATCACTCGAACACGTCGAGCATAAGCCTTCCAGAATGCCTCACTGGATTTGTAATCTTTCCCATCGGAAATGCTATAATGCTTATTGTAGCCCTTGTAAGCAGAACCAAGGACAGTGGTGTGCTTGAAAAGATCTTCAAACTTCTTCTTGTAAAAAACCTTTCGGAGAGAACTGGAAACCTTTTCTTTGGCATCATGATCTCGTCCGACCGCATCCAGAAGACCAGAAATAGTGTTTATATTTTTTCTCTTAATATATTTAAGAAGAGATTGTTTAGTATGAAATCCCATCCACTCAAATCCAAGTTTGAAGTCCTGTTTTGACAGTTGTCGAATATCGATGGATTTCAGCGCGTCAGCATCGGTTATCTTTTTGAGGTGTCCCTTCTCATTGAAGAAGTAGCCGTTGGGCGCTGATTTGGTTTTTTTGTAATATTTGATTGCATTTGTCTTGAACTTGTTGTTCGCCCCGATAGCATTGACCGTTTCGCCTTTCTTGTTTATATACGTAAATTCCATAATCGTTTATATGTCATCAACTTACTTTTTACAATTTTGTTATACAAATCGTGTCGTGTTTAGATCAATTTTATTTATATCAACATTCATGCAAATAAAATTGGCTTAAGCGGAAGACAACGGAAATATAAAATAATTTTTGACGCACTTTTTTAGAAAAAGTGATGAGCGAACTTCAGGAATACATTGAAAAACAGCGTTCGATACGGAGGGAGTATCTGAAGGAATATGTTGCCAAAAATCGTGACAAGATCAATCAATTACGGAATCGGTATTACCACGCCAACAAAGATCGCTTACTGGAAAGACATACTTGTAAATTGTGTGGAGGGAGTTATTCCAAGGCATCCAAATCGACGCATGAAAAATCGAAGAAACATATCTTCTATATACATAAAAGAGATTTTTGACATGTCAAACACACAAAACTCCTTCCAGATCCAATTCTCCGAAGAATTCACGACCTCCATCACCGACCTCACCACGCCTGGAACAGCAACTATGACCTATTCTCACAGTCAGGATTTTGATTGGACTCCAACAGGCATTTCAGCGAAATACTACACCATCGGAGATCTGAAGATCCTGCGAGGACAAGTCAGTGGGACAACGACATTAATAGCAAGCCCGTATGGTCTGACAGTAGAGATAAGTTTCAATGCACCATCATTCACTTCAGTTCCCCAGGTCTTTTGCCAACCCGTATGCGATGTGGCTACTGAGGTAAATCAGATAAAAAACTCTCCATTGTCATCCCAGGTGTATAGTATTACCACGACAGGCTTTACCGTGCAAGTGAATTGCGGATATGCTTATAATCAAGGCCTTGGCGGTTATCCGTTCGCTGGTGGAACCGCACTTCTTCAAGTGAATTTCTTGGTGATCGGATCGTAAAATAGATATAAGGAATAGACATATTCAGATAAAAACAGACAAATGAGACGTGCTTTGGATTATAAGAATGGTAAAATCTATGTGATTAAAAATCACATAAATGACATGGTATATGTAGGTTCAACGACTCAACCATTATATAAAAGGTTTTCATTGCATAAAAGATCCGTAAATAGTATCAGGTGCAGGGCAAAGAAAATATCCATAGCAATGCGAGATATAGGTATAGAACATTTTTATATTGAGTTGCTCGAAGAATATCCATGTGATAATATCGAACAATTACATAAACGAGAAGGTTATTGGATTAGAGAATTGAATAGTTATAGCAATGGATATAACGCTCAAGTGCAAGGAAGAAATCGTCAAGAGTATTATCAAGAACATAAGGAAAGACATGCGGAACTAGTGAAAAATTGGTATGAAAGAAACAAAAACAAGGTGGATGATTATCATCGTAAATGGTATCAAGAAAACAAGGGTAAAATTCTTGAACGACAAATGCAATATTATCAAGACAACAAGCATGATATCCTACAAAGAGAAAAGAAGTATCGGGATACAAATAGAGAAAAAATTAGGGAATGGATGAATACAAAGGTAGAATGTGAAGTATGTAATATTTCTTTCAACAGATCGCATTTATCAAAACATCAGAAAACAAAAAGGCATATTTCACAAATGCTTAATTAATTTTTCTTATTTTATTATAAAATGCCACGTAAAACATCAAGTTGGATTACTTATATGTCTCAACACATAAAAGGGAAAAAGTTTAAGAGTCGAGCGGACGTAAATGCTTTCGTTAAAAAACTGTCTCAGGAATACCGTGCTTCGAAGGGTAAATAATCCGCAGGATAAATTATATTATTTGAAGAAGTAATATAATCACACAGAGTTAGAAACGAATTGCTGATGAAATCTACGTTTTCTATGTCTATAAATACAGGCTTTACTAACAACTTTACCGCATTCACAAGTTATTCTTTCTTTAGACCATTTTTTTTGTTGTTGTCGAACTTTATCTTTATTTTCAGGAACAGCATTATACTTTTGTTTGTATTGCTGATTGTGGGCTGATATTTTATCACTGTTTTTCATATTGTATTCGTGCTTTTTTTGTGTGATAATCTCCTTATTGTCTGCTATATATTCTTGCCTTGTTCTGTTAGGAACAATTTTGTTGTATCCATTTTTAAAAGAGTAAAACTTTCTAATAAAATATCCTTCACGGGCTACCAACTCTTCTTTTGAATTACAAGGATAGTTTTCAATTAACTCTATATAAAAATTTTCAATACCGTATTCGGAAAACGCTTTATACAACGGATATGTTCGTTTTATAATACAAGTTCGTGATTTTCTATGCCACGACATTCTTTTAGGTAGTGGTTGTGTTGTTGAACCTATGTATAGTTGCTCGTTGATGGTATTGCGTATAGCATAAATTTTACCGTTGGAATAATTAATTGGTGATTTTGTCATATGTCTATTGTTATCTATTATAGTCTATTTCTTTAAATTAAGATTGAATACCGTGGTATGTCACACAACAACGCACGATATCAACCGTTGTGGATGCAAAAAATTCTGCTCTTATTTGAGTGGAGGATGATAGATAGATGGATCGAGAAAAGGAAAAGCACCTTCGAGTTCCATCGCTCGGAATCCAATACACGCCATCTGAACTTCCAAAAAGATTGACAGCACCAGCATACATCGATATACCTTGAGTAGCAGAGCCATCGGTCACCCTGCCTGAAAACTCAATGGTGTAGTATCCAGCATACGTCGAAGGAAGTGTGAGAATGCCCGATGATATGGAGGCGGTTCCGGAGAGATCTTGCAAAGAACCCGTGAATTGGATATTGCCCGAAGTATAAGATCCAGCATACGACATACTTGCAAAAAATCGTTGGCGAATACTGACCTGTTGGGTGAAATATGCATTGCGAGAAGTATCAATCTTCATGGCATTGAACGTTGAAGATGTGGTGTAGTTCCAAGCATTATTAATTTTGAGTGCCTGTGAATCCTGATTATCAACAACAATCGACCATCCATTCACGCCATTAACATCCATGCTGACATACGGACTTCCAGATGTGGAAGACGCCGTTCGACAAGCAAGAATAGCGTGTGCGGATGTGTTTCCAGTAACGGAGTTATTCACAAAAAAGCCATTAGAAGTTGGATCATTTGCGGTGGATGTGGTTGTTATACTCACAGGTGCGGTGGCTATAGTCGATGACCCCTGAATACCTTGTGCTCCGACAAAGCCCTGAAAACCTTGCCGACCCTGAAAGCCTTGAAAACCTTGAAAACCCTGAAAACCTTGGAAACCTTGGAAGCCATGAAGACCTTGAAAACCTCGAAGACCTTGAAGACCTTGAAAACCCTGAACGCCTTGGTTTCCGAAATTCGCCGAGCCTTGAACGCCTTGATAACCACGTTGAGATGAATACGTGGAATAAATACTGGTATCGAAAACGGTCAGACCTGTTGGTAATGGCGTGTTTTGGAAATTATAACTTGTCATTTATTAGTGAGAAAGGTTAAATGTTTTTTGCTTTTTCGATGTTCTGCTAATCCACCATGATTAATTATCGATCCACATTCGCATTCAACTTTTTCTTTGGCTCTTTGGTTCAACCTTTCCTTATTCTTTTCATAATACTCTTTTTTCTGTTGATTTAATTTCTCACGGTTAATATGTCTATATTCTTTACATTTTTGTAAATGCAAATCTCGTCTTTTGATATACTTTATTTTATCTTTGCGGTTGAGTTCATCACGATTTTTTTGACGATATGCTTGATAATATGCAATCAAATTATCCTTATTTTCTTTATACCACTCTTTACGTTTATTGACGCACTCATTATTATCGATATAATAACGTTCTCTTGATCTCAATTCGTCAATCGACTGACAAGGGTATAATTCAACTAAGATGATCTCGTAATTGTTATTTTTCATAATTTCAAAAGACGATATATACTGTTTGCTTTTTCCTTCAAGCCATTTTTTATAATCAGACCTATGATTTCTTAAACGTTGTGACAAATATTTATGAGCCGAAGAACCATAATACACTAAACCTGTGTCACGACATTTTAACATATAGATCTTTCCAAGGCTGTAATTTTTCGTCATGGTGTTGTTGTTTCTTGTTGTTTCTTATCCTGTTCTCACGTCATTAAATCAATATCTCAGCATATTATTTGACTCCACAGCAAGGATAACACAGAGGTTAGTGTCGGTTATGTATAGAGGTTGATTGTCTTGGCTTGTAAAAGAGATGCTGACGTTCTTGTATGAACCATCAAATACAGGAATCCATAAAAATGCGGGAGGTCTGATACTAATGACTGAACCGAACTTGCTGTCTCCCGTGGTAAAGGCGTAGATATATGATGTTGGAATAGATATTTTGTTGTTGGCAATATCACAATTCAAGAAGATGGCGGATACAGGTGTGATTTGAGGCACTAAATCAGAAATGGTGTTGTAGTCGGTGGATTGGACCACGCTCGGATATGTTCCCGCAGTGTATCCTACTACTTTGTAAAAATTATTTGAAGACAAGATAACGAATTGCGGGGTGCTTGCGGATACGGGCAGACTCCATGTGGCTCCACTTGGCAAAGACCATCCAGACGGTAATGTTGATGGCACGGCGTAGCATGTCAGTATGACACCGTATTGCGTTGTCGAAACGGATATGTTTAGGTAATAGACGTTCTCGGAAGATGAATTGATGAGATAATGACCGTTATCAGTCATGACCGAGATGAGATACGTGTTGATGTCGGAATACTCATACGCACCGTCGGGAAGGGTGACAGTGACGGTTGTCCCATCGACCCAAATGTATTGGAACTCGTTGTTGTTGTATCGGGAATATGTGGTGGCTGAGGTGATATTCAGGAAACTGTTGTATATCGATATTTCCGCGAGGGAAACACTCTCGTTGCTGAAAACAACACTTCCAGAGGGAAAGGAACTGGTGAATACATTGTTATACGAACTGCTCGAATTAAGGTTGTCGGACGTATAAATTATGTTCTTCATAATTGTCTTTTATTACAACACTTTTTAAGAAAAAGTGAATCAAAAAGAAGATTATAAAGGCTTTAATAAATACATTTTTGATACACTTTTTGGAAAAAGTGATCTTGCGTGATAAAACGGCGCAACGTTATGACGAAATCGACGCCGAGCATTACAAAGTCAGAGGCGAACAATTGGTATGAGTTAATACCAAGCAAATATCAATCCAAGGCGCACAATCCGAATTTCTCTAATCACAAAATCAAGATTCCCTTTCGGATGGGGATCGTGGGCTTTAGTGGGAGTGGAAAGACCAATCTGCTGATGGATTTATTATATCGAATGAACGGGACTTTCAATCAAATAATTTTGTGTATCCCTTGCGCTCATGAACCTATTTACAACTACCTAAAAGACAAATTCAAGGATCATCCAGATCAGTTTCATGTCTTCGAAGAAGGGCGTGTGCCATCACCAAACGACGAGATCTTTGAGGACAAGGACATTCAAAGTGTTATCGTGTTCGATGATATGATAACCTTTAAAAACGCACAACCCAAAATCAATGAATTTTTCATTCGCGGAAGGAAAATTGGGAGGAGCACCTCGGTGATATACTTATCTCAAAATTATTATTCTATCCCGAAAGTAGCAAGGAATCAGATGAGTCATATCATTATAAAAAAGATATCAGGGATCAAGGACAGAAATATGATTATGCGGGAGTTTGCAAATGATATTTCAAAAGAGCAATTTGAAAAGATGTATGATGAGGCTACGAAGGACTTTGGCGATTTCCTGATGGTCGATTTTGTTTGCGATCCTAAAGAGAAATATAGAAAAGGATTTCTTGAAGTGATAGATTCTGTGCGGATTGTCAGCTAAGATGATTAGGTTCAATCACGTGAAAGATATGGCAAAAATTGTTTTAGCATCAAACGCTTTTCTAATGACAATCAAGGTATCCATTACAATCCAGATGTGGGCGTGGGAAAAGATCGACAAAGCATTACCATGTGGGAGAGGCGGGTAATTCATCATCCATTCCATCAAACACGTCCCTGAAATAATTGATATACGATTGCATGTATTCGTTTTGAGTGGTAAGCGGTAAGTCATCTGAATATGTAATAAAGAAATATTGTTTTACATATTCCTCAAATTCTAAAATCCTTGAGTTCATTTTTTAGCAGTTGTCAAATCTCTTTTTTAAACAACTATAATTTCATATGAAATAACGAAATAATGAAATATTGGAAATGTGAAATATTGGAAATGTGAAATATTGAAATATTGAAATATTGAAATATTGAAATATGAAATAATTTTGTTTCATATTTCTCTGACGTTTCAAGAAGCGTGAAATGCCATTCACAGACGAACGCTATCCGGATTGTCAGGTAGAGTGAGTCAAATAAAATTGATTTCTGTGGCAAGAGTTCAAGGGTGATTTGGTAATTTACATTTCTGACAAGACAATGGTTCTCAATACGCTTCCACCCGCACTTATCATCCACATCTATGAGTATGATGACACGTATCGCATCGAATACAAAAAGAGTATGGATCGTATTGAGAGTGATAATAAACGGTTGGTTCGGTATTTGTTGGAGGATGACGATGAAAGTTACTACAAACTCAAAAGTATTTTCGAGGATGACAAGGGTCGTTTCGTGGTGGATTTTCAAGATGTAGGCAGATACCGTTTCACCATTTATTATGAGGAGGACATTGAGTATGACGACGAGGAGATAGATGTAAAAGGTAATTATGCCAGTGTTTATACCCTACCAAACGGATTCAGTGATAACACATATGACAGACCATTTTGGTATTATGAATCGGCTTTCGATTACCCTGAATTAAAAGATGAGTTGTGGTTTATGAAGAAGGACGTCTATCTCTTTTGGGAGCGAGTAAGCACTTGCAAATACGGTAACGATTATCTTCCACCGAACAAGATAGACGACTAAAAAAAAAAATTGATTTCTGGAGGAGGAGTTCAAGGGTGATTTAGTAATTTACAAACCTGACAAGCCACCATATAAATTTCCTTATACAAAGGTATAAGAAAATGCGTGTAAGCGTTGATCTTACGTTGTTCGAGGAGTTGATCGAACTGGAGGAGATGTTTAAAACCATAAAAATAAGAAGTGATCGAGCGCCTTTGGGGAATGGTGGATACTCACAGTTGTTAGGATTTAATCGTCGAAACGGATACAAACCCACTGTTATGCTCCAGAAATACCCTGAATTGTATGACAAATTGCAAAAGATATCCAAGATGATATGTCCGTTTCCAGTTGAGAACTTCATGATTAACAAGAATTTTGAGACTAAACCACATTATGATAACCTAAACAAAGGAGACTGTTTTGTCTTTTCTGTTGGAGATTACGATGGCGGAGAATTAGTGATTGAAGACGAGGTGCATGACATCAAATACAATCCAATCATCTTTGATGGAAAAACAAAACTCCATTACAATTTGCCTATTACCAGAGGAACAAAATGGTCGGTTGTTGGATTTAATAATCGTGCGCCTTTAGCCCATTCTCTTGCTTGATCTAATTCTGCAGGTAAAACCTCTTGTTGAACGCCACCAACATTTTTTATGATATTGACAATTATTTCGTGATCGTCTGTTTTAAACCATTCACCATACTTAGACAATCTTGCACTTAATAAATTGTGTATTGTCTTTTCAGATGCTTCGTTTAAGTTTGGAAACCAACACAATAATTCAACATCATCAAAACTTAAGCGATTTCGTATCTCTGACGGCGAAATACAAGAATAGAACCCTCTTTTAATATACCTGTAATAAACATTCGGTCTTTGTTGCGATACTCTATGATGTCCTACTTTAAACCAGTTAGTATGTTTGGATTTTATTACATACACGCCCATGTTTTTTCCTATTGCTATTTCAACTGAAGGGATACAAATCAAAATTATAGTTTGATACTCAAGAATTTCATTTTCCTTCCTTTCCTCTTTTTGGTTATCTCGTCATTCGTAGAAATCTGAAGTTTCTCCAGATTCTTCTGCAAATCCTCCAGATGGCGTTTCTTATTGACGAGCAATGCTTCGCCCGTTGGAGCGGAAGCCCTACGGATTGTCTTTTCATCACCTACGACAGGTGCTTTAGGAACTTCGACTTTTTCAACATCAGCACTTTTTTTCTCCGACTCCCTCATTGGGCTTGGATTTTGGATGGCACTTGTTCTGTGCTTCAGATACAGGTTCCTCATGACTGTTTATTATATGATTTAAAAGATTTTTGAGATCTCTTTCCATCATCTCTTTGACTTCTAAATCATTCATAGACGGAGGGATGGTTTTGATTCCAAAGGTCGTCGGGCTATCCGTAGGGCTTGTCTCGCCGTTGGGGCTCGACCCACTGCGTATTCCGCTCCATTCGCAGAGTCGAGCCTTCGGCGAAGACAAACGGGCGAAGCTATGCATTGTAGAAAACTTTTTTAAAATTATGTCTTTATTATAAATTACCTTTTTGTTAAAAAGTAGAATGGAAAACACAACCAAGTATTTACAAGATCTCAAGACCAGTGTCAAACTGGATCGACTGAGAGACGAGGCATTCAAAGCCCGAATCAAGAACGATGTATATGGAACCTCTCCCGTTCCCGATTTCAACCGCAGTATAGAGGAAGAACGAGCCGACACGACCTTCCAATTACAAGAAGCAAACAAGTCGTTGCTGACGATACTGAAACCCGAGATCGTCCAATCCGTCCTGAACCAATTATCGGACGACGATATCTATTTCCTGAATTCGCATTTCGATAAAATCAAGTCGGAATTACAGGGGCGTAAGAACATCACCGCCGACGCCTTCATCCAGTTCTTCAGGCGGTTCATCGATTATTATGATGCCACCAACCAGACGGGAATCGCCATCCCTCTATCACAGGAATCCCTCTCCAAATTATCCAATAAGTTGATACAAGAATGGGAGGAGTGGAGCAAAAACCATCTCAACCCTCTTGACAGGAAATTGTATGATATCAATGCACTCCTACAGAAAACGGCTAATGAATTGGGAGTGTCTCTCCAAGCCATCAAGCAGGAAGCACAATCGTTCGCTACCTCCGAGAAATTCAATCCCGAACTGCAAGGCTTAGAACCAGACATGCCTCCTCCAGCACGAGAAGACAAGGGGGTTGTCAAAGCCAAGATCGCGCAACTCAAGTCCGATTTTCCCGCCCTTTTTGTGAAAGACCTTGTCATGGATCGTGAAGAAGCCATCAAGTATTACACCTATCTCGCCGATCGTAATTATCTTCCCATTGTCCCTGTGAAAATCGCCCGTGCCATGGTAAAGGCAATCAACCCCTCGGACACGTTGGTATCCAATCGTTCTCTCGTCGAAGGAAAATTGCGGACGGTATTCCAAACACTCGCAGGTGAAGGATTACGGATCACCGCACGGAAATCCAAAACTATTGCCCCTCGGTCATCAGTAGTTCGCAAACGGGGAAAGAAGGATGAAGAACATGCCGAGTTCGGTAAATACCTCATTAATCTCGATGCTCTAAGGAATAGACACCGACTTGTTGTCAAATACCCGTCCAAAGTCAATGTCATGAACTTTAGACAAAACCAAATAGTTTCCCCGAAATTTGTTAGTCTATTGACAGACTTCATCAACACCCGTATTCTGGATCGGGAACTTTACAATGACTTGGATGACAAGGAGCAAAACCTACTCACAAAGATTTCAAGAATCTCAGAAATCAATCTTGGGATCTCTACCAAATTCTCGAAATATGAAAAAGAATTATTGAAACGATTTGATTTACTCAAAGGGGAGGTAATTGCAGGGAACAATAATCCTGAAATTTTAAGGGAATTGAAGAGCATGATTTTGAGATTGACTCATGAAAATATCCTCACCAAAAAACAACGGGATGCATTGCTCTACGACCTTTTCATCGTTTTGAATTAAAATTAATAATATGTTTGAATAAAATGCCTCCAAAGTTAGTCAAATCATTGGATCATAAAGCTGACAATCCGCATTCGGCCGTCAAGATTGAATCACAAGCAGTCAAAGAACTCCAAAACATTTACGAAAAAATCGAGAACAAATTATCCAGTTTTGATCCCAATGAGGCCAGTGCGGATTGTCAGCCTGAAAAGGAAGGTGCTGGATGAACTAAATCAGTTGGAGGAGGTGGTTGAAAATATTAGCCATGTTGTAAGTGATCGTATTCGTAGCATCAAGAATTTGCTTGGAATCGATCCGTTCATTATGTAATAACACTTTCGAATATTATATGAAAAAAATTTTTTAATTCATCGCTTTAAATAAATATACCTGAATTAAAAAACAATTATGAACTTTACCCCTGACGACTTTATTCTCGAAAGTTCCAAATACATTCCTTCGGGGCGCTCTCCCTTTGCCGATAAGCGTGTCGTTTATCAGAATGACCTCAACAACGGTTCGTATTCCTCGAACCAGATCAACTACGATCTTCAACAACTCGCTACCAATGGCTCTTATTGCTACTGGAACGGGGCATACATGGTCGTGCCTATGGTGCTTCGTCTGTCCCGTATCTCCGCCATCACGGGATTCGATGCGCTGGATGTGCCTTTTGCCGTGGG